CCATAGAAGGAACGGGTTGCGATTTTGGCACCGTGAACAGGGTGTGTGAGATAAATTACTGCTATAGAAGGAACGGGGCCGAAGCCCCGTTTGGTTTAGCTTGCGCAGTGGATGATGGAAAAATTGATGATGACAGCTTCAGAGTATGAAGTTGCAGCAGTCAAATTTCGCAACGTGATCAAAGCAGAGCCAGCAGCCAAATACGAAACGTAAGTTGTGTAAGCCCCAGCAGCGCTACCAGTAGTATTGCTAGAGACATTCACAATGATCGTGTCATTGATGCTGATAATGCTGTTGGTCAAAACAAACGACACCGCAGCGCCCGCAGCCAAAGCTGCATCGTGCATCGTAATGCGGCCAGCAGACTTGTTCAAAGTCACGCCTGTGGACTTGCTGGTAGCCTGGGTCACTGTGCCTTGAGCTGCTGCGCTGTAGCCAAGTTCTTGGCTTGCATAGCAGGTAGTGAATTCGGGGTCGCTGTATGCAACGCCGATTGCTTGGGTATTAGGCATGATGTTTCCTTTTAAAACAGGGGCCGAAGCCCCCATTTAGGTTTAGCCAAGACGATACACAACAAACGTGCCGTCACCGGTCTTACGGAATCGGAACAACTGGCTGGTTGTCACAGCGATAGCAACCAAAGCGTTGCCGCCGTCAGTCACACCAGTGTTGACAGCCAAAGTCACTGCGCCGGAGCCGGTGCCGATGTTGACAATTGACAAGTCAAATGTGCTGCCAACAGTAGCGTTAGGAACAGCAGCGTCGATTGCAGTGCCCAAAGGCAGCGTGTAAGTTGCAGCCGATGTGGAGGGGTTAGCCACCAACATCTGATTGACAATTTGTGCTGCTGTCAAGGTTGCTGTAGCGGTAGCTGTCTGGGGGGCAGCCATTGCGCTCAGGATAGTTTCGTTGCGGTTGCCTGCACCGACTTGGTAACCGCCTGCGCCGTTAGGGAGAGCCATGATAATTTCCTTTAAAAAGATAAAACGAAGAAAGGGGCCGAAGCCCCATTCAATTTAGCCCCACAGGCGGACAGCCATTTGAGGACGGATGGTGCTGAAGCCGTACAAAACGTCAATACGGCAAGGCAGACGGTCGTTGTTGATATCGTACTGACGCACGATACGCAAGCTGATACCGTTGTGAACTGCGCGGGCAGCCATGTCAACACCTTGTGGCAACAGCAAGTCAGCAGTTGCGAAGGTGATGGCGTCCTTGTGATACACCAAGTTCTGAGCGTACTGAGTGGATGCAGCGCCCACGAAGGTCACAACTGCGCCAGTTGCAGGCAGCACATCCACAGTAGCCAAAGCATTGGCGGCGGAGTACATAGGAGCAACAGTCACAGTCCAAGTGCCAGAAGAAGCAGTGGCGTCAGCCAAAGCCACGAACTGGAACAACGAACCAGTGGACTCACGGGTTTGTGGGTTGACAGCGTTGCAACCGTTGATCGTGAACACATCACCAGCCTTGATGGTGGTAGTCACAGAACCTTGCTCCAACAGGATGGTAGTAGCGCCTTCGGCAGTAACGCCTGGGGTCTTCACCGCTGTGGATGCAGTTGCGCTACGCGAACCAGTAGTGTGCTGCTTGATCGACTGAGACATGTTGATTTCTTCAAAGCCCAACACGCCAGTACCCATCATGCCGTTCTTGAACTGCTTGCTGATAGTGTCGGTGGGGTTGAACAGACCTTTCATGCCTTCAACCAAACCAGCGTTGGCGGCTGGGTTGACGGTGGCGTAACGTGGAGACATCACGGCAGCGTTCTCGTTCAGCTTCTGCTGGGCTTGCAACAAGACCAAAGAAGTGGCGGGAGTGGTGCCAGGTGTGCCAACGGTGTTGCCGATGGTGCGGTAGCAGTTAGCAACATCAGCGTCGATGCTGGAGGCCAACTGGCTGATACGTGGCTTCAAGACACGCTCTGCGAAGTCGTCCAACTGCATAGTCAATTCAGCGGATGTGAAGTTGACGCCGATGTGCTTTTGGTTGGCCACGGTCAAGGTGGTGAACTGCTCGTTGTCGTCCTGAACTTGCAGGGCGGCACCGTCAGTGACCAGAGCGCGGTCGGGCAAGCGGATACGCAGAGTCGAGCCGATCTTTGCACCTTCAACAGCGAAGCTGTCGTCGTACTGGCGGTTCACGTTGCGGGTCAACACGAGGTTGTTTTCCAAGATCTCCAGCGATTTGCGGGTGATCATGTCAATGGTCAGAATACTGTTTGCCATGATAGGTTCCTTTAAGAAGTCAAAAAATTAGCGGTTTTGTGCCTGCAATTTTTTCAACTGTCTTGCGCGTTCCGCTTCAATCCACTGCGAAGTCGTCATGCTCTTGATAGAGCGTGGGTCCGTAGTGTCATGTGACGGCGATCCAGAGGACCGTGCGGTGACAGGTGAAATCGGCGCAGGCGCAGATGTGGTTCGTCTTACGGGAGGTTCAGCGGCCAGTTTGGCTTCGATCTTCCCGATTTCCTTCGCCTGTGCGAGTGGCGTCATGCGTGAGATACGTTCCGCATCTTTGGGGTTGGAGCCGAGGTAGTAAGCCAACTCGGGGCCAATGTCCGAAGACTGGATCGTTTCGGCCATCACGTTGGTGATTGGGAGCTTGGGGTTGTAGGCGACTTGTTCAAAGTCATCGTACTTGTCCCGTGCTGCTTCTTCACGCTCTTGATAGCTCTCAAGAACTTGCGACTGCTGCTTGGCGGCTTCACGCTTGGCGATCAATTCTTCGGCTCTCTGGTAGGCCAATGCTTCCGCATAGGCTTCAGGGCTTTCAAACTGGTCAACGGATGCCGTTGGCGCAGCTTTTACGATCTGCGTTTCCGCAGCCCGTTGTTGCTGTTCTCTTTCCCACTTACGTTGCTCTCTTGCGAGGCGCTTGCCGATCATCGCATCAATTTCAGCCTGGGAGTATTTCTTCTCGTCAGGTGTATCAACTTGAGTCTCAGCGACTTCCGGCGTACTTTCAGCACTTTCAGATGTGGCCGTCACTTCTGGTGCAGGCGCGGAGTCAACTTCCGCTAAGGCTTGGACTTCTTCAGTCATTTTATGTTCCGTTGGAACCCCGGTCTACTGGGCCGGTACAGTTCTTAGATTATGCGCTAAGAAGGCGCTTGTCAATACATAGCCATTTTTACCAACACTGCAACCAACCCCCAAAACAATACTAGGGCAGCCCCGATTGTCAGATAAATCGACCGCGCGGACATCATGCGCCAAGTTAACTGAAAATCAGCCATGATAAATCTTTATTAGAAGCCAGTGTTAATGACAATTTGCCATGTTACGTTCGAGTTTGCGGCAGCCAACGCAATTTGGGCGGTCAATCCGGTAGCTGTTGGCCCTGTGAACACCGCAGCCCCTACGTTTTCGATTGTGCCAAAAGTCACAACACCCCCTTGGCTAACCCACTCAACGCGGGAGCGTTTGCGGCCAATGCCGTTTTGAAATGCGTTGACGTAAATTGTTCCCGCAGATTCGTTGGGCAGCACCAACAAATCCAAAGTCCCTGCTACGTTGTAAACAGCATCGTAACGAACGCGGGTGCTGGAGATGCCGCCATATTGCTCGGTTACATCAATACTTTTAACAAAAGTGCCAGTGACGCCAAGAGCGTAGCTGTGACGATAAACTTCCAGAAGATCGGAGTTTGTTGTTTTTGCGCCGTAGCCAACCAAGTCACCAGTTGTTGGTGCAATTTGCCAAACGGTAGTTGCTGTTTTGACGCCCGCGCCATCCGGCTGCCCTACACGGGCTTTTACTTGCCACGGGGGGCTTGTAGTGTCTGGATAAGGTGGGGAAATGTCCATCACCGCTTGTGGGGTGCTGTTGTTGACGCCCACCAAACCATTTAGGCGTGGTTCTTGACCTTCTTGACCAGTCTGCCAACCCACGGCTTGCAAGAACTCGTCAATTGCTAACCAATAACTGTTCTGATGCCCCAGCAAATTCGGGTGGACGTCTTCACCAGGGTTGTACAACGCAGCCACGCCGAACTTGGCAAGGGCTTTAAACCAGTAACGCTCGGCGTCAATCAGCGGGACGCCTGCATCGGTTGCAGCTTGGCGCATGGCTTGATTAACGCGGTAATGGCGATGCGCGACCGTAATGTTTTGGCCCGTGCCAAGCCAATCAGCGGTAATATTAGAAGCCGATGCGGGCGGAATAAGTTGTTCAGCCCCAACTGGAGCCGCAACAAACGTGGGGTAATTTTGTGGGATGCCCGCAGGCATTACATAGGGATAAATGTTTGTTTGCGGGTGAGGCGTAGTTGTCAGCACCACATCTGCGCCGTAGGATCGGGCTTTGGCGACAAACTGCATAATGCTTGAATAGACAGATGGATATGTTTGCCCCGAGTTAAAAATGGCGACCGCGCCATCGTTCATGCCGTAAACCAATACGCAAATGTCTGGTGTATGACCTGCTGCGACTGCTGCGTCCAACGCTGTAATTGCTTGACTCAGGGTCGAGCCGTTAACGCTGTCGTTGTAGGTGACAAAGTTGTAAATGCCACCGGGGTCAATCACAGACTCAAGCGTAGAGGCAAAAACTGCTACTGGCGCTTGGGTTGCTGGGTCTGGAAGCGATGCGCCGTTGCCGACAGATGAGCCAAACCCGACAATGTTGATGGGTGGGTTGGCCGCCGTGCTATAGCTGGAAATTTTCTTCATTAAGCGTGGGAACGAGTACCACGCAGGCTTTTGAGATCG